GTTAGGGCTCCGGCGGTGCTAACGCATCTGCCGTCTTCGGCGGTACTCTGTCTGCAGTTCAACAGTGTACCATACCTGTAGACGACATTCCTTTAAACCGATTGGATACATGATCATGCCTGGAGGTTACATCACTCAAACTCGTAAACTTCCGAGTCCAGCTTTCACTGATTACTATGGTAAATTCCCCGATGGGGAGGTACCTAGTACAGTGGCAAGATTTGGATCCGTGTTTACGAATAGAGCGACCGATCACCAGGTGACACAGGGCACTTATTCGTATAGAACGAGTAAGTCGGATTCTGATCTTCCGGATTTCACCAGCGGTGGGGAATTACTTAGGTATTTCCTTTTGCATGGTGTGCCGAATGATCTAGACACTGGCCACGACTTCTGGACGGTTAAGAGCTGGAGAGAATACTCCCACAAGGACGTATTCATCAGCTCACCGAACGGACAGACATGGGCTAAGGGAACTGTTGTTCCCGGAGTTCCGTCTGCTGCTGAGATAGTTCCATTGAATGTGAACTATTACGGCAACAAGGCGATCTCTATTGTGTCTCCTACTGCCCCAAACGCCAATCTAGCGCAAACCGCTGCCGAAATTATTCGGGAGAAAGGTATTGCACTACCCGGAACAAGCCTCTTCCTCTGGCTCGAATCGAGGGCACTCTTTTACCGTAGTTTGGGTAAAGAGTACCTCAACGTAGCCTTCGGGTGGAAACCGTTCCTAAACGATTTGTACTCTATCGTCAAGCAGATGGCAGATATTAATGGAGAGATCCAAAAATATTCCGCTATTAGCGAGACAAGTACAGTCAGGCGTTATGATTTCGACCCCGTCGTCTCTACCACTCTTTCTGAGAGTGCTACGAGTCGACGTCTTACAATTGGACCAGATGATAATATTACCAACTGGTTCGAATTGTATACGGGTGGAGATACGTCAGGTCTATTCTCAGTTGTAGATTACTCATATGAGAAAATCTACTTTAAGGGACGCTTCATGTTTAAGATAAACCCCGGATCGGGGCTTCTTAACAACTTGCAAGCGTACGAACAACTTGCTAACAAGTTGCTCGGCACCAGGATCACTCCTGCTGTCCTTTGGGAATTGACCCCATGGTCATGGCTCATCGACTGGTTCGTGGACGTGCAATCTGCTTTGCAGGTTGCCGGCATGTTCCAGAACGATGGGTTACTGATGCAGTACGCTTATCTGATGCGGACAACAATCCACAGTCAGACGTACACCATGACAGGCCCGAGTTTTACCTCTGGTCTTAATGGTCCTTTCAGCGCTACTCATACTTTGCGTAAGAGTGAGCGTGTGAGAGGTACACCATTCGGTTTTGGCGTCAATCCGGCGGGTATAGACCCGTCGAAATGGGCCATTCTCGCTGCTCTTGCCATAAGCAAGGGTCCGAGGCGTCTGCCTAAGCTCCCACAAGGAGAGCCGACAGACTAACACCCCACCTCATCTGAGGTGGTATAACTAAATAGTTACACCAAGTCAGGAGATAGTTGTGTTTTCAGATCCTCAGTCCGTCACGATTGGTACTGCCCAGACGCTTGCGCGTACTGGTATCAGTGGTAACGCCGGTTCCTTTACTAAGGACGACGGTACCGCTGCGCTTCAGATCTCTCACTCTCAGAGTAAGAGTAATCGAAAGCGTAGCACTGCTCGTGTCGATTTCTCGAAGATTGTGGCCGATCCGCTCGTTACCGGTACTAACCTTCGCCTTTCGGCGTCGGCTTATATCGTTATCGATCGTCCCGTCAACGGTTTTACCGTTGCGGAAGTAGTCCAGCTAATTACTGGGCTTACGACCTGGCTCACTGCTTCGACAAATGCCAACGCCACTAAACTCGGCGGAGGCGAGGTTTGATCTCCTATGATGAGCTTACGCTCTTCATTGTGAGTATCAGCCTTATGACAGCGACCCTAGCTGTAGTGATGACTGCACTTGTAGTCATCGCCACTAGGGGCGCTCGGTCGCGTCAACGTAGACATTAATTTGTCTACAGTTTATATCTAGCCGTAAGGGCTAGTGACTCGAACGCGAAGAGGTGAAGACTTACACGACCTGGAATCCTATAACCCTCTATTAGGAAGGCATTGGATGAAAAGTCTGGTAAATCTCTTGCAGCGCGTCCTCGAAGACTTCGAGGACAGGTGTCACGTTAGCACCATCCGTGATCTAAAAACGATTACGGATCGTGTCGAAGATGAGGGGTTATCGTTTTTAACGATAACCCTGGCTAACTACGGTTCGGACTTCCAAAAAGCCCTTGACCGTGGTTATATCGCTCGCGACCTTTTCACTGGTTTCCAGTGGAGAGGTGGTCTCCCCCTACTATTAGGAGGTTTCCTCGAGCTTGTCTTCGACCGTGATACTGGTCTGCTACACCCATCACCTAGTATAGATGCGGTCTTTGGCCTGCGTCAGATTACTCTGATGTGGTCCAAAGTAAGGCTCCCTGTCACATCTGACAGGGAGTACCGCGCTATACAACGATACATGGAGTGTGAATCTGATGTACGTAATTCTGATCGCTGTCTCGGCTTCGGCGGAACACCCTCGACCCAGGAAACTGGTCAAGAGGATTCTCTCGTCGCACGATTTGCAGCTCTCGGAGAACATGTTTTCGGACGTGTATTCTACCACGTGGATCTCGCGATCCATAGCGGCGATATTCACCCTAAACATGGCGGCGGCAGCACGGCTGATCGCATTTCTGGAAACAGAAAGTGGGAGATACCGTACTGGTCAGATCGACTCGAAGCTGTATTCCCTTCATGGGAGTACGCTAGAGCGAATGGACGGGCTTTTTTAGAAGCCCCGCCTGTACATCAGGACCCCGGAACTGAGACACCCGTTAGGGTAATTACAGTTCCTAAAACGATGAAAACGCCTCGAATTATCGCCATGGAACCTACGCATATGCAATATATGCAGCAGGGTCTTTTGGCGGCAATCGTTGATGGGATCGAACGAGATAAACTCGTGAAATCCCTGATTGGATTCGGTACCCAAGTCCCTAACCAGAGACTTGCCCGAAAAGGTTCCATCACTGGAACCCTAGCGACACTCGATATGAGTGAAGCGTCCGATCGCGTTTCCAATCAGCATGTACTCTCCTTGCTAACCCGCCACAGTCTCACACGTGAGGCTGTTCAGGCGACAAGGAGTAGGAAGGCTGACGTTCCTGGCTTTGGCGTTATACGCCTTGCCAAGTTCGCGTCTATGGGATCAGCTCTTTGCTTTCCATTTGAGTCAATGGTGTTTTGCACCTTAGTACTCATGGGGATTGAGAAAGAGCTTGGCAGACAGTTGACCCGCAAAGCCATCCAAGGCCTAGTTGGTCAGGTGCGTGTTTACGGAGACGATATTATTGTCCCTGTAAAATACACGAGTAGTGTTGTCAGCATGCTTGAAACTTTTGGGTTTAAAGTTAATGCTGGCAAGTCTTTCTGGACTGGAAAGTTCAGAGAGTCTTGCGGTAAGGACTACTATGACGGCAACGATGTTACTGTTGTTCGCCTTCGTAGTCTGCTCCCTACCCAACACTGGAGTAAAGAAAAGAGTCGTACGGTTCGTTCCGTATACGAACTCCGCAATCAGCTTTACAAAAGCGGATTGTGGAAAGCCGTTCGTTATCTCGAGGAATTACTCGTGGACCTTAAATGGCCCACACCAATTCTTGGAGACGATTCTTCAGGCATAGGATACACCACCTTCGTTCGCACTTGTCAGTGTGGTAAAGGGTGGAGTAACGACTACCAGGTACCGTTGGTTACGGCCCTAGTGGAACAGCCTCGCCCTCAGCGTAATGAAGCTGATGGATGGGCGGCTATGCTCAAGTTTTTCCGTAAACGCGGCGAAATGCCAATCGCCGGGAATCACTTGATTTACTCTGGACGTCCGCGGAACGTCGACATCAAACTCCGCAGAGTTGACCCAAGGCTTGGCTAGCCGAAAGTCAGCTCAAAGGCATCGATCTCGAATGTGAGATAGATGACGGTAGCTTAATAGCGCCGTAACGGGAGACTAGCGTCTCTTCTGAGATGCAAGTCTCAGGAGATGCAC